GGTCATCCGCGAGGCCCGCTACCATATCGGCCTTAATGCCCCCTGGCACCTCTTCCTCGGCCAGATCGAGCAGGAGAGCGGATGCCGGCCGGGCGTCACCGCCTTCGACGGCGGCGCGGGCCTGGGTCAGTTCATGACGTCGACGGCCGAGTGGATACAGGACCGCGAGGAGGCTCTCCGGGAGATCTCCGTGAAGCCGTCCCCGTATGACGCCCACTGGTCCATCCGGGCCCTCATCCTCTACGACCGGTATCTGTACGGCGTAGTGGCGTGTGAGGGCTGGCACTATGCATTTCGCGCCTACAACGGCGGCCAGGGGATTCTGAACAGGGAGATCCGCCGCGCGGGATCCTGCGACCGGAAAGCGATAGAGGAGCAGTGCCGCCGCAAGGTGCTCCGGCTGAAGAACGGCTCGCTTCTTGACCTCTGCCGGGTGAACATTGATTACCCGCGCCAGATCGAGCGAAGGGGGGAGAGGTACAGATGACCACAGAAATCGTCCTCAAGATCGCGAAGGTCCTCGCCCCCGTCCTTATCGGCGCCGTCATCGGGGGCGCGATCGTCGGCAAGGTCCAGCAGATCCGACTCAACGCGAAGGACATCGAGCTGACGAGGATGAAGGAAGAGCTCGCAACGAAGAAGAAGGAACTCACCGACTGCCAGGAGGCGAACGCGACGAGCCAGGCGACGATCGGGAGAATGAAGGCGGAGCTGCAATCGGCACAGGCGAGCTGCACGGCGCGGCTGAGGCAGAAGGAGCGCACGGCCGCCGAGATCGCGCGGATAGACAACCTCAAACCGGAGGTGAAGGCAAATGAGACGAAGAGCAATACTGGCGATGGCGGTGCTGGCGATCCTATCCTCGATGCTCTCAACGGGATGTACGTCAATGACCGACGGCCGGCAGATCGTGAGGACTGAGTACGTGAGGCAGCAGGTCCCGGAGCCTCCGGCGCCGCCGGAGTATTACCCGGTCACCTTCACGGCGAAGGATGGTCTCTACTGCCTCGATCCCGACAACGCGAAGGGGCTCCTCAAGAACCGCGAGCTGGACAGAGGCTACCAGGAGGAGATGAGAGGTACCCTTGAAAGCCTGAAGGAAGGTGGGGACAGATGACCCCCGAGACCGCACATACCCTGGCCGCGATCGCGACGATCATCGACAAGCTCGGCGCCCTCCCGATAGGGACGCTGCTCATCGTCATCGTCTTCGGTCCCTGGGTCTTCACCTTCATCATGGAGAGGGCCCACGAGAAACGGATCACAGCGATGGAGGCCATGTACAAGAGCAACGTGAAGCTCGTCGAGGCCTACGCGAAACTGGCGGACGGGCTCAACGACGTCATCACGCTCAACACCGCGAAGTGGAGCGAGGCGATCGACAAGATCAACGCGAACCAGTACTGCCCGCTCGCACGGGTGAAGAAGGTCCGGATGGAGGACGTGGATGGGTGAGATAGCGAGGCTCAAGACGGAGATACAGGCGAGGAAGTTCCGGGCCCTGGAACTCGCGGCGGAGATCGACCGCAAGGTCAAGGACATCAAGGAGGCCCTTGCCGGCTATCCCCTCACGAAGCCCGAGAACCTACGGCTCGCCATGGTGGCGGAGATCTCCTCCGAGCTCGAGAGACTCCAGGCGGAGTACCTCCAGCTGCAGTGCGAGATCGAGCGTGCCGAGAAGGAGCTGCAATAGATGGCGAACAGGTCCTACCAGATCGAGACACGCGAGGACGCCTACAACACCTGGCGCTTATGCGGACAGAACGTGGAGCAGACCCTCACCGAGCTCAAGAAAAAGGGGTACTCCATCTCGAAGCCGACCCTCTACGACTGGATGGAGAAGTACGGGTGGAAGGACCGGGCGGCCCGCGCCGAGGTGTACGAGAAAAAGACGGGCGACCCGGCCATGAGCGCAGAGGCCCGGGCGCTTCTGTCCTTGGAGAAGGTCCAGGCGCGCTACGAGGAGTACTTCGAGACCCTGGGACCGGGCAAGGTCGACAACCAGGCGATGTTCGCCTACACGGGGATCGTCAAGTCCATCACGGAGATAAAGGCCAAGACGGGTGCCGTCAAGGCGGCGCTCTTCCTCGACTTCATGAAGGACCTCATCGGGTATCTCGGGAAGAACGACCCGGCAGCCCTCGAGGCGATCGAGCGGAACTTCGACGACTTCGTGAGATACGCACAGGAGACGTATGCCGCTTAGCGCAAAAGATAAGATGTTCAACCGGGAGGTCGAAGCCCTCCGGGCCCTCATTCAGAGCAAGGCGAAACCCTTCTCCGATGACCGTAACGCCCAGCGCGAGAGGGTGAGCCAGGCCAGGAATGACCTGGAATACTTCGGGCTGACCTACTTTCCCCATTATCTCGATACGCCCCCTTCGGAGCTGCACAGGTACTTCTCCCTGAGGTACCCGCAGATGGTCCTCCGGGCGAGCGAGACGGGAGAGGGAGACCGTGAGGCAGACGCGGCCCCCCGCGGCAATGCCAAGTCGACGTGGACGACGCTCATCCTTCCTCTGTGGTGCGCTGCATACAGGCACCGGTTGTTTCCGCTCATCGTCAGCGAAACGGCCGCTCAGTCGGGGGACTTCATCTCCTTCATTAAAGCAGAGCTCGAGACGAACGAGAGGTTGAAGCAGGACTTCCCGGACCTCTGCGGCGAGGGACCCGTCTGGCAGGCCTCCCAGATCATCACCCGCAACGGGGTAAAGATCAGGGGTGTCGGCGCCGGCCAGAAGCTCCGCGGCATGCGCCACGGATCCCGCAGACCCGACCTCGTCATCTGTGACGACCTCGAGAACGACGAGTCCGTTGAGTCCCCGGACCAGCGCAAGAAGCTGGAGAAGTGGTTCTATAAGGCCCTCATGAAGATCGGCCAGCCCGATACGGTCTACATCGTTGTCGGCACCATCCTCCACTACGATTCGCTCCTCGCGAACCTCCTCAAGAAGCCGGGGTGGAAGGGGCGCAAATTCAAGGCCGTCTTGAAATGGTCACAGTCGAAGCTGTGGGAGAAGTGGGAGGAGATTTTCGCGGACGTCAGCGCCGGCAAGGAGGAGGCGGAGGCCTCGGCGGACGCATTCTTTGCGGAGCGCCAGGCGGAGATGCTCGCCGGCACCGAGGTTCTCTGGAAGGAGCGGGAGCCCTACTACTACCTCATGAAGATGTATGTCTCCGAGGGTCCGGCATATTTCAACTCGGAAAAACAGAATGAGCCGATTAACCCCGAGGACGCGGTCTTTCTTGAGGAGTGGATTCAGTACTATGACGAGGACGAGGTTGATCTCTCCGGGATCCCGCAGGGATGCGCCATTGATCCCTCGATGGGCAAGAAGTCACGCGCTGCCGATCCGTCCGCCATCATCGGCGGCCGTATGAAGGACAACGTCATCTACCTGACCGTGGCGGACATCGAGAAGAGGCACCCCGACAGGATCATCGACGACTTCATGACCTATCATGCCCGGGACCGTTTCAGCCAGGTCGTGATCGAGGACGTGCAGTTCCAGGAATATTTCAAGGACGACTTCGAGGCCGAGACCCACAAGCGGGGCATGACGGTGTACGTCGAGGGCGTCAAGCCCAACGTCGACAAGGATCTGCGCATCGTCACCCTGCAGCCCTGGGTAAAGAACGGTTGGATCAGGTTCAAGAAACAGGGAATGGGCGAACTGATAAAGCACCTCATCTACTACCGGCCCCGGGGCAAGGGCGGCCATGACGACGGACCGGACGCGCTGGAGATGCTCAAGGCCCTCCTCGAGAAGGGCCTCGCCGGGTCCGTGGAGTATACGACGGTGGCCACCCGGGGAGTCTTCAAGGGGGATCAGGATGACGACGACCACCGGGTGAGGTTTGCAGCGAGAGGAGCATGGTGATGGGACAGGCGAAAAAAGGGCCCTATTTTGAGGCCGGGCCCTCTACAAGGGCAAACACCCGCATGAACCCGTTGACAGGTGTTATAACTATGTCAACGGCGAACTGGGAGGCCTTCTAATCATGATCGTAGACCAGTTTGGCCGGGAGATCCGCTCTAACACACCCATCCTCCAAGAAATCGCCGTCCAGACGGTCCGGGACCGCTACGCCTCCTACCCCTCCCAGGGGCTCACCCCCGAGCGCCTCGCCCGGATCTTCAAGGAGGCCGACCAGGGAGACGTGACGCGCCAGGCGGAGCTCTTCGAGGAGATGGAGGAGAAGGACCTCCACTTGACGGGGATACTGCAATCCCGCAAGCTCGCGGTGACGGGCCTCGAGTGGGACGTCCTGCCAGCCTCCGACAGTGCGGAAGACAAGAAGATCGCCGCGGCGGCGCGGGAGATGGTGGAGTACATCGAGAACTTCGATGACGCCCTCATGGATATCCTCGACGCAGTCGGGAAAGGCTTCTCGGTATCGGAGATCATGTGGGAGATCTCCGAGGGGCAGGTCTGGGTGAAGACCCTTGAATGGGTCCACCAGAAGCGCTTTACCTTCAATTCTCCGGAGGCCCTTCTCAAGTTCCCCAGGCTTCTCACCGATGAGGCGCCCGTCTGGGGCGAGGACCTGCCGCAAAACAAGTTCCTCGTGCACGCCTACAAGGCCCGCTCAGGCGCGACACCCCGGGGAGGACTCCTCAGACCCTGTTCCTGGATGTACCTCTTTAAAAACTACGACATCAAGGACTGGCTCATCTTCAACGAGCTCTTCTCCGTGCCCATGCGGATCGGCAAGTACAAGCCCGGGGCGACGCCGGGCGACATCGACGCCCTCAAGCGCGCCGTCTTCAACCTCGGCGTCGACGCGGCCGCGGTCATATCGGAGTCGACGGTGATCGAGATCCTCGAGTCGAAGGTGACGGGCACGAACAGCTCGCACGCGAAGTTTGCCGAGTTCTGCGACAAGGGGATGAGTAAGGCCGTTCTCGGGCACACGGGCAACGTCGAGGGCACTCCCGGCAAGCTCGGCGCCGAGAAACAGGCCACCGACCTGAGACAGGATCTTCTGGAATCGGACTCCAAGGCACTCATGAAGACGGTCAAGTTCCAGCTTCTCGCTCCCTGGGTCGTCTTCAACTACGGGCCCGGGAAGGGAGTACCGATATTCAAGCTCCATTGCGAGGAGGAAGAGGACCTTGAAAGGACCGCGAAGGTCTACGGCATCCTGGTGAAAGATGCGGGCTTCGAGGGGATCCCCGAGAGCCACATCTACGACCGTTTCGGGATCCCGAAACCCCAGGCGGGAGAGAAGACCCTCCGGCTCCGACAGTCGGGCGGACCCGGTGATGACGCCCCCGACGTCGAGAAGACGGCCCACAAGGCGGATCCAACGGACGGCATCGACAGTCTCATCACCGCCCAGGAATACATCGACAGCCTGACAGACGACGCAACCCTCACGGGCGCGATCGACCTGTCGGCCTTCGAGGAGATCGTCGATGCAGCCGCATCATACGACGACCTCCAGGAGAAGCTCGCCGACATCTACCAGGGGATCGACACGACGAGGTTCCGTGAGGTTCTCGAATCGGCGATGACCCTTGCCGGTCTCAAGGGGAGGTCCCTCGAATGATCCAGTTCCGCAAACTGCCCTTCGCCGAGGCGATCAGGTTCTTCCGGGATAAGACGGTCCTCACACCGGCGAGATACCGCCAGCTGACAGAAGAAGCGCGCGCCAGGGCCTTCACCGTCTCCGGCGTCGCCCGGATGGACGTGCTCACCGACCTGTATGGGGGGATAGACAGGGCGATCAAATCGGGCACAACATTCAACGAATTCAAGAAGTCGGTGAAGAAGACGATGGCAACCCGCGGCTGGACGGGCATGAATCCCTACCGGCTCGACACGGTGTTCCGGACCAACATCCAGGCCGCCTATCAGGCGGGCCACTATCAGAGGCAGATGGAAGTCGCCGGGAATCTTCCCTTCTGGCAGTATGTGGCCGTCATGGACGGCAGGACCCGTCCGGCGCATGCCGCCATAAATGGCAAGGTCCTGCGCAGTAATGATCCCTTCTGGCAGACGAGTTACCCGCCGAACGGGTTCAACTGCCGCTGCACCGTCCGCGCGCTGTCGAAGGGGGACCTCTCCCGGGAGAGCCTTGATGTAGAAACGGACGTCACGGGCATAGCGGATCCGGGATTCGACAATAACCCGGGAGAAGTGAGCTACCGTGACACCCTGGCGGCAAGGAGCATCAACCTCGCCTCCCGCGAGAAATGGCTCCCGCTCATTGACCAGGGGACCGCAGAGGCCGGACGGCCATCGACCGTCCCTTACGACCCCATGCCGGCAAGGCTGGGGCCGACTCTGAAGGACCTCGGCGGCGATATGGTCAAGCTGAGAAGTCTTTTCCATAAGGCGATCGGAGGGAAGAGTGTTCTCATTAATACCCCCGACAAGGACTCCATCATCCTTTCGGACTATCTCTTCGATCACATGTCCATGGATGGCAGGGAGGCTTACTTCCCACTTATCGGGCCCGTCCTGGAAGATTCCTTCGAGATATGGCTCATGCCCATGAAGGGAGAGAAGACGGGGCGGATCGTCATGCGCAAGCGGTTTATCCGGTTCTTTGAAGACAAGAAGAAACATCATGTCATGCTGTCGGCTGAATACCAGCAGGGGACATTCGTGGGATACACCTTTTTCCGCGGAGAGAAGGCAAAGTATTTCGCGAATCAAAGGATGGGGTGGTTGCTCTATGGGAGGTAAGGGGGAAGGAGCCATCCGGCTCCTGGAAGCCGTAGCGTTCTGCACCGGAGCATCAGGAACCCAGGCCCGCTCCGGTGGATTGGACACCAGTCTATCACATCGGCTGGAGTTGTCAAGATGCGTATAGACGTCGAGATAAAGGATAAACAGGTACAGCGCCTCTTCACGAGGCTCAAGAGGAACGTCACGGACCTCCGCCCCGCCTTCCGCGCGATCGGGGAGATCGTCCGGTCCTCGGTGATAAGGAACTTCCAGGAAGGCGGCCGCCCCGAGAAGTGGGAGCCTACGAAGGTAAAGTCCATATACCGCGCCTACCTGGGCAGGGGAAAGAGAAAGCGCAAGGCCTACACCCTGAAGGGAGGCTTTACGAAGGGCTTCACCCGGTATACGTCCGGGAAGAAAACTCTCATCGATCGGGGAAAGCTCCAGAACTCAATCACCGCCCGCGCAGGGGCCGACCGTGTCGTTGTGGGTACCAAGCGGGTCTATGCCCGCATCCACCAGATGGGCGGCATGGCGGGAAGGAACAAAAAAGTAAGGATACCTGCAAGGCCGTACCTCATGGTCCAGGAGGAAGACTGGGAGACGATGAGGGACTGCCTCAGGGGGTTTCTCATGAAAGGAGCACAGGGATGAAGAACGCGCTGGTTCTGATCTGCAAGGACGTCGAGGGCAAGGTGCCCGCCGAGATCCAGGTGATCCCCTACG